GGTTGATTGCCGCCATCATCGAAGAGCGCCGCAAGATGGCGTTGGCTGCTTGAGATGGCGATACCCTCACGGGTGCTGGGCGCAGGCGTAGACAGCCTCAAGACCGTCTCCATCTGCGGCGACGGCACCAGCACAGCGACCGCTGCCGGAACCTCGGCAGGCAATGCGCTGCAATTGACTTATGTTTACACCAATGTAAACAGCGCGGCGGTTGGCACGGGCGTAAAACTGCCGCAGACGGAGGCGGGTGCAACCGTCATCGTCAAGAACAGCACCGCTAACCCCATCACGGTGTACCCGTATGACGCGGGTAGCAGCATCAACAATGCAGGCTTTGGCACAATTAACCCTGACTGCTCGGCTATATTCTTTGCCGTCAGCAACACGCTCTGGGAAGAGTTGCAGGGTTTCGGGCGGTCGGTTCCTATCCTGCACTACGGTTCGTTTTCGGACACCACCACGCAGGTTGCTGCGTCGATTGATGTTGCCTACGGCATGGTGTTTAACACCACCGACAGCAGCAACGGCGTGTCTATCGGTTCGCCTACCTCGCGGCTCGTTGCAGACTTCCAAGGTGTCTACAATGTGCAATTCTCGGCGCAATTGGACAAGACCTCTGGCGGCGTTGGAAACATCTACATTTGGCTTCGAAAGAACGGAACCAATGTTCCAAATACCTCGACCACAGTAGCCATTCAAGGAAGCGCCGCCAGAACGGTTGCGGCGTGGAACTTTATTACCCAGTTAGAACCCACCGAATATGTAGAATTGATGTGGGCAACGGACGATACCAGCGTTAGAATCCTCGCAGCCAGCGCCACAAGTGTCTGGCCTGCAATTCCTTCGGTCATTGCGACCTTAACACAGGTCAACAACCTGTGATTTCTTCCCTCACCTCCCCACAGGAGTAAACGACGATGCCTCTAGATAGCGACATTTTCAACGCGGACGAGCAACTCCAAGTCGAGTTCTACATCGCAAAGGATGTAGACCCGAAGTGGGACGGCAAGCCGTTTGTGCGTATCAACATTCCCGGCGACAAGACAACCATCATCGAACAGCCGATGAATGAAGACCACAAGAAGCGGTTCCCGCGTCAGTATCTCTATTTCCAGATGAAGCAAAACGAGCAGGATGCCCCCGCAATCGGCACCTCGCTTGATGTCTGGTTTACCGATGGCAACGGCGACATTACCCGTGGACACATTGAGGAACTTCGCATCTTGAAGTTCCAGACCGTAGAGCAGATTGCTAACGCATCCGATTCGCAATTGCAGCGCATTGGCATGGGTGGCCCCGGTTTGCGTGAGAAGGCAAAGGCGTTTCTTGCAAAGCGGAATCGCTCGGAAACCGAAAACCAATTGGACGACACCAAAAAACAACTGGCAGAACTTCAGGCGCAGATGGCAGCGTTGATGACGCGCAAGGCTGGTCGCCCGAAGAAGGAACCCGTTGCGGAGAGTTAACGAATGAGCACCACAACCATGTTGGCGTTGGTTCAGCAGGTCACCGCTGAACTAGGTTTACCGATACCGTCTACGGTGGCGGGTAACCCCAATCAGGATGTGGTGCAGATTCTTGCCCTGATGAACGCCTCGGGGTACGAGTTGATGCGGCGTGCTGACTGGCGCGAACTGACCAAGCAGCACACCTTCTACACCGAGGCCATTAGCACCACGGGTACATGGACGACCTCGGCGTATACCATTACCGGCATCCCCGATACCTCGCTCATCGACTCGACCTATCAGGTGCAGGGCGTTGGCATCCCCAATGCCACCTATGTGACGGGCGTGCTGTCTCCCTCGGCTGTCTCCATCAACTACGAGCCGACAGAGGCGCAGGTTAACGGCGGTCTGGTGTTCCAGAAGGTCAAGTACGGCCTGCCCTCGGACTACTACAGCAGCGTCAACCGCACGCATTGGGATAAGAGCAAGCGTTGGGAGATGCTTGGCCCAGAGTCGCCGCAACAATGGGAGTGGCTGCTCTCGGGCTACATCTCGACCGGCCCCCGCATCCGTTACCGCCTGCTCGGCAAATACTTCCAGATTTGGCCCGGAATGAACGCTGGCGAGTTGCTCGGCTTCGAGTACCGTAGCAACGCATGGGCAGAAAGCGTTGCGGGTGCTGCCAAGACTTCGATGACGGCAGACAACGACACCTGCATCTATCCCGACCGTGTGATGGTGCTGTCTACCAAACTCAAATATTTCGAGGCAAAGGGCTTCGATACGACCGCCATCTTCCGCGACTACCTTGCTGAACTTGAGACGGCTGTCGCACAGGATACGGGTGCTGCCAACCTCTCGTTTGCCCCGCGTCCCGGCACGGTGCTTATCGGCTACGACAACATCCCTGACAGCGGCTACGGGTACGAGAACTGATGGCTGTTTCTCGTCGCCTCGTCCAACGCTCTGCGGCAAATGTCGCAAGCCTGCCGTCGCCCGTGGGCGGTTGGAACGCTCGGGATTCTCTCGCCAACATGGCACCCACGGATGCCGTGCAGTTGGACAATTACTTCCCCGGCGTATCCAATGTTATCCTGCGCGGCGGCTATGTGAAGCACGCCACGGGGTTTCCCGACGATGTAGAAACCCTGATGACCTACAGCGGCGGCACCTCTGACCAGTTGTGGGCGGTGTCAGATGGCAAGTTCTACAACGCTACATCTGCGGGTGCTATCGGCGCTGCGGCGGTCAGCGGACTGACCAACTCCAAGTGGGAATACACCAATGTCACGACCGCAGGCGGCAACTATCTGTATGCCGCTAACGGTGTCAACACGCCGTATCTTTACAACGGCACCACATGGACAAGCATCACGGGTTCATCCTCGCCTGCCATTACGGGCGTTACGACCACTACGCTTAACTCTCCGACGCTCTTCAAGAACCGTGTGTGGTTCATCCAGAAGGACACGCTGAAGGCGTGGTACCTGCCAACCTCTAGCGTTGGCGGCGCGGCACAGGTTCTCGACCTGTCATCCATTGCGCGTCTGGGCGGCGTGTTGGTGTCGATGGCCTCGTGGACAATTGACGCTGGTTACGGCGTGGATGATAACCTTGTATTTGTCACCGACAAGGGCGAGGTCATTGTCTACCGTGGCACCGACCCTTCATCTGCGTCCACATGGGCGCTGATTGGCGTGTGGATTATAGGTGCGCCTATCGGCACCCGCTCCCTGATGAAGTACGGCGGTGACCTTTTGGTGCTGACGCTTGACGGGCTGATTCCGATGGCCTCGGCGCTTCAGTCCTCGCGGCTCGACCCCAACATCGCGCTATCGGACAAGATACAGGGTGCGTTTGCGGCGGCTGCTGCGGCGTATAGGGACAATTTCGGGTGGTGTATGTTGTACAACCCGAAGAACAACGCGCTAATCGTCAATGTCCCGGTGCGTGAAGGCGCACAAGAGCAGTTTGTAATGAACAACATCACGAAGGCGTGGTGCAGGTTTACAAACTGGAATGCTTTTCACTTTGGGCTTCTTGACGATACGCCGTACTTTGGTGCGGCAACCTTTGTGGCAAAGGCTTGGACAACGGGCAGCACCGGCTACATCGATGACACAAGCAACATAAACGGCAAGATTCTTCAAGCCTTTAACTACTTTGAGACTCGTGGCGTACAGAAGATTTTCACACGCGCACGGCCTAGCATTTTCAGCAACGGCACCCCGTCTGTTAGGGTCGGCATCAATGTCGATTTCAACATTTCAGACAATGTTGCCCCGATATCGTTTTCTACTCCGTTGACTGCCCTTTGGGACAGCGCGTTGTGGAACACGGCTGTGTGGGGTTCTGACCTTGAGATTCAGAACAACTGGCAGGGCGTTACCGGCGTTGGCTACTGCGGGTCAGTACAGTTTCAAAGCAGCAGCAACAAGTTAGCGATTCAATGGGCCTCAACTGATGTGGTGTATCAACTCGGATGGGCTGGCATATAACAAGCGGCCCCGAGGTGGGCGAATGGGTCTGTGGGCATACGGGCGGCGGGTATCACGCTGAACGCTCTAACGCCATCGGATTGCGTAAGGGAGAGAACATTGTCGGCGGCGTGGTTTACGAGAACTGGAACGGGCGCAGCGTGGTTTGCCACATCGCCATTTCTGACCGCTTAACCCCCGCTTACATTGCAGCCATGTTTGACTATCCTTTCAATGTCTGCGGGGTTGACAAAATCATCGCCCCCGTGGGCAGTAAAAACGCGAAAGCCATCAGGCTTGTGCGTAAAATGGGTTTCACCGAGGAAGCGCGAATAAAGAACGCCGACACCGACGGTGATATTATTTTCCTAACCATGACACGCGATGCGTGCCGTTTTTTGGGACACCGTTATGGGCAAAAAATCACCGAAGCCGCCTCCGGCACCTGATTACGCAGGCGCAGCGCAACAGCAGGGCATCGCCAACCTAGAGGCGGCGCGTCTTACTGCGCGTCTTTCTAACCCTAATGTCATTACCCCGCTTGGTGGTCAGCGCGTGACCTACGGGCGACCGCAATTTAACCGCGCTGCGTATGACGCGGCGATGGCTAACTATCGTGCGCGTAACCCGCAGGCACCGGCTACCGGCGCACCGCAGGGCGCACCCTCAACCGTTGGCGTTGGTGGCGGCGCTGCCATGCCCACAACGGGCGGCGGTGGCGTGCAGATGGGCGGTGCCGGTATGTATGGCGGCGGCGTTGACCTTGGCGTTACGCCCGAACCTACGGCATCAAAGGCCGACGGTATGCCTGCTGCGCGGCGCGAGGCTCTGGGAATGGGCGATGACTTCGCATACACGCAGGGCGGTCGAGCCGACTTCACCACGCTCCCTACCGGAGCGCAGGTTCCGACTGCCATGCTTATCGGCGGCGGTCGCTTTGATGCGTCCGGCATGGGGCCGGGACAGACGCAACGGTTTAATCAGGGCTACGGCGGCGGGGAGTACATGGGCGATGTAATGCCCACCCGCGAGATGTTCACCGAGATGGTGGACTTGGACACCCCGACGATTGAGCAGTACCTGACCCCCGAGGCACAGGCGACCCTAGAGGCGCAGCAGCGGGTGGAGCGTGCGTTGTCCGGCCTTGGCGAACAGGCCATCGGGCGCGTGCAAAATGTCTACGGCACGGATTTCACCCCGCAGGGGCTTCCGGCGCAACAATTCAACTTTGGCGGTTATGGCAACCTGCCGACCCTTCCCGAGTTGCAGGGTCGCGCACGCTCTGATGTGTCGGCGCTCCCGGTTAACTTTGGCCCTACCGCCGGTCAGTACGGCATGGCTGGAGGTGGCCCCGCTAGCGTGCAATTCGGCGGTCTGGACACTTCCGGCCTTGCCCCCGTGCAAACGGGCGTGGGTCAGTTTGGCACCGCGCAAGGTGGGCCTGCTGGCATTGGCGCATCGGCGTTTGACGCTTCTGGGTTGGGCATGGCAGCAGGTGGGCCAAGCGGAGGCGCGTTTGGTGCGGCGCAGGGCGGCGTGGGCGCTCCGTCGCTTCGAGGCCAATATGACCTGACAGGCGTGGGCGATGTTGCCCGAGCGCCGGGGGCTGCTGCGATGGCGCAGGGCGGGCCTATGGCTCCGGGGCTGCAAGGGCAGTTGGATACCTCGCAACTTGCCGCGATGCCGGTAAACGCTGGCATGACGGCGCAACAGGCCATTATGTCGCGCCTCGACCCGCAGTTGCAGCGCCAACGGTCGCAACTTGAGACACAGTTGGCAAATCAGGGCTTGGTGCGTGGCGGCGAGGCGTATGGCGCTGCCATCACCGAGCAACAACAGCAAGAAAACGACCTGCGAACACAGGCCGCGCTACAGGGCATTAGCCTTGATATGGCGGCACGCCAGCAGGGGTTAGGTGAGGCACAGACCCTTGGCGGCTTTGCCAACCAAGCGGCTCTGGCGGGGTTTGGCGCGGGTCAACAGGCTACCGCAGCGCAAAACGCAGCAGCGCAGCAAAATTTCCAGAACGAATTGGCTAGGCAGGCTGCTGCAAACCAAGCGCAACAGCAAGCGTTTGGGCAACGGGCGCAGGCCGGTCAGTTTGGCAACGAAGCGCAGTTGGCGGCATTCCAAGCGGCGATGCAGAATCAGGCTGCGGGTAATCAGGCCATCGGGCAAAACTTCGGTCAGGCGCAAGCCGCGCAAGCGATGGCAAATCAAGCGCAGCAGCAGAACTTCCAGCAGCGCATGGCGGCGGGTGAGTTTGGGCGGCAGGGTCAGTTGATGGCTTTTGAAACTGGGCAGCAGGCGCAGCAAGCGCAAAATGCTGCAATCGCCCAAAACGCTCAATTGGCGCTCCAATCGGGTCAGTTTGCCAACCAAGCGCAGGCGCAGCAGTTCGCGCAGCGGCTTGCGGCGGGTGAGTTTGGTCGAGACGCGCAGATGGCTTCATTCCAGACGGGACAGGCGGCGCAGGAAGCCGTTAACCGTGCCATCGCGCAGAACTTCCAACAGGGCTTGGGCGCGGCGGGTGCGTACAACGCTGCTGCCGGTCAGCAGTTTGGGCAGGAGATGGACATTGCTGGGCTGTATAACGCCTCGCTTGCCCAAAACCAACAGGCGGCATTGCAGCAAGCACAGGCTCAAGCGGCGCTCCAAGCACAGGGCTTCAACCAAGCGCAGGCGGCGGCAAACTTCCAGAACGCCCAGCGTCAAGCAGCGTTGCAAGAACAGTTGGCGCTTCGGGCGCTCCCGCTTAACGAGGTCGCAGCCATCATGGGCGGCGCACAGGTGCAGATGCCGCAATTCCAGTCCTACCAAGGCGCGGAAGTTGGTGCGGCTCCCATCTTCGGAGCGCAACAAGCGGCTGGTAACTTCGCGCAACAGAACTACGCCAACCAAACTGCGGCATACAACGCCAAGATGGGTCTTTATGGACAGTTGGGCGGGGCTGTTGGCAGTTACTTTGGGGGAAGATAAATGAGAACTCCTTACCAAACCTTTAACGCTCCCCCCATGATGAACGGCGGTCGCGGTCAGCGCATGGCGCGTATGCTCCAGATGCAGGGCCAGAGCCAGCAGGTGAGCAACAACGCAGGGGCGCAGAGTGATATGCAGTATTCGCCACCGCAAAACGCTGCGGACATCAACCGTGCGCCGCGTCAGTTCCTGCGGCAGTATCCGAAGATGCCGAAGTCGCCGGGGATGACCAACCCGCAGGGTGGCCCCGACCGTGGAGGATTTGAATATGGCGGTTAAAACAGTCTCATCCTTTATGCTCCCAGACGAGTACCAGCGGCAAGCCTCCGAGGCACGCCGTCGTCGCCGTATGGCAGAGATGTTGGCGCAGCAGGCGTACCAGCCGGGGGACATCCAGAACGCCCCCATTCCTCGCGGAGCGCCTTTGGTGCAGGGTCTGCAAGCGTTCCTGACCGCCCGTGCAGCACGCAAGGCAGATGAGGCTGAAGAAGGCGCAATGAAGGCGCAAACCCGTGAGGCACGGGATTTCCTTCGTGCGTTAACCGAGCCTGCCAAAACGATGACGATTGGCGAAGCCGCAATGCAAGACATTGCACAAGCAGGAACGCCGGAACTGGTAGACGGTCGGTTGGAATACCGCAAGACCGCTATGCCTGCCCCGACTCCAGAAATGGTTCCGCAAGCAGGCCCACAAGTGCGCTTGGGGCGCAGACCGGAAGACGACCAAGTGTATATGCCAACCGCAACGGGTCGAGAAACTGACCCGCAACGCATGGCTGCAATGCTTGCCAATCCTCAATACAAGGCTGAATTTACGCCAGAACAAAAGCGTGCGCTTGCCCTTGAGGGAATGCTGACTAGCCAAAACCCAATGTTGCAAAATGTTGCTGGCGCTATTTACCCAACGTTGCAACCTGAAAAAGCAAAACTGCAACTTGGAAACATTAATCCAACCGACTTTACGCCTGCAAGCATTGCAGCCGCAATGAAGTCTGGCAATGTGGGTGACTTGGTATCTATTGCAAAACCTGCAGACAGAATAGGAAAACCTTCGCCGGGTGATTTTACTACGGAAAGTCTTGCGGAATTTAACCGAACTGGCGATTACAACAAACTTAAGCGGGTGCCAAAAGAAAAGTCTGCTGGCGGTGGTGGCAGAGGGCAACAAGGCCCGGCGTTTGTTTTGGCAAACGGCAAAGTTGTGCAATCTATATTTGACCCGTTATCAGGTCAGTATATGTATCAATCGGATACTGGGCGTGTTCCCATTCCTGCTGATGCAAAACCGACAACTGCAAGCGCGGCAAGTGGATTGTCTGAAAAACAATACATTACTTACCGACAAGAAGCGTTTGACCATCAACAAGGCTTGAAAAGACTTAATTCATTTTTTGAAAAAATTGGCGACACTAATGTTGGTATTCAAAGATGGGCTGATGCTGTTGCTGCAAAAGCCAAAAGTCTTCTTGGAAATTCTCTTTCTCGAGAACAACTTGCTTTGGAATTGGCAAAGGGAGAACAACAAGGGTTGTTGGGTTTGTTTAGAGTAGACATTGTTGGCCCCGGTGTTCTTACAGAATACGATGCGGGGCGCGTCATTGAGGCTTTGGGCGGCGATTTGAATGCGTTGCAAAACAAAGAAAAAGTTTTTGCTCTTCTTCAGCAGTTGTATCAAGACAAAATGGATAGGTTTGAGTTCTTGAATCAAGAACTTGGGCGTAGCGACCTTGTGAGAGGTGGCAAGCCGATGACTGCGGAAGGGCTGCCTTCAACTCTTGGAAGCCCAAATAAAGTTGAAGAGGTTGACTACTAATGCCGTACACAATTCGCACAAAAGATGGCATTGAAATTCCCAATGTTCCAGACAATGTTGACAAGAATTCACCACAAGCCAGAGCGTTAGTACAGGCTGAACGTGCAAAGAGAGCGTCTCCTAAAGAATCTGGCTTTGCTCGTGGGCTTGGCCTTGTCGGTCGCGCACTTGCTCCATATGCCGCCGCTGCTGGTACTGGCGCTGCCGTAGGTGCGCCTTTTGCCGGAGTTGGTGCAATTCCCGGTGCAGCCGCAGGCGTAACGGCTTACGGGTTGTCAGAACTTGCAGATGCCTTGCTGATGGGCGGCAAAGGTCGCCAAGCAGTAGAGCGTGGATTGACGGCTATTGGTTTACCGGAACCGCAAACGGCTGCTGAACGGGTTGGATACGAGGCAACCCGCGCAATGACAGGCGCGTCAGGTATTCCGCGAACCGCGCAAACCATTGCAACCAATATCGCTGCTCGTCGCGGGTCAACTCAAGGACAACGCATTGCGTCATTGATGGCGCAAAACCCTAGCGGGCAGGTTTTGGGCGCGGGTACTGGCGCGGCAACCGCCCAGACTGCAACAGAGATGGGAGCGCCTGCGCCTCTTGCGATGGCAGCAGGAATTGCTGGTGGCGCGTTGCCATACGGACGCGTTGCTACCCCACGCCAAACGGTTGCAGAAAAAGAGTTTGCGGCGGCACGCCCAGAAGGGTATGTCGTTCCTCCTGCTTCGGTTCGTCCGACCGTTGGCAATATCGCTCTTGAAAGCGTCAGCGGCAAAGCAGCGTTGCAACAGATTGCTTCCGGCAAAAACCAAGAGGTTACCAATCGCCTTGCTGCCGAAGCCGTTGGTTTGCCTGCTGGTGAACAAATTACCAAAACCGCATTAGAGCGAGTTCGTAAAGAATCTGGAAAAGTTTACGAAAAACTTAAATCATTTGGTGCTTTTTCTGCGGACAATGATTTTTATTCTGACATCGCCGCAATAAATGCGGAACCGCAAAAATTGTTACGCGCTTTTCCAAATTTGCCTTTGGCTGGTGCAAAAGAAATTAACAGACTTGTTAATGCTATAAACCAACCAAATTTTGATTCTGAAACCGCAGTTACTTTGATAAGCAATTTGCGCAAACAAGCAACAGAGCATTTTTCTGGTGCGCCAACTGCGAAAGAACAAGCGTTGGGAGCGGCTAAACGCAAAGCAGCAGATGCAATGGAGGCGTTAATTAGTCGCCGTCTCGCGCAGTCTGGCGATACGCAGTTAATAAACGAATTTAATGATGCGCGAACAAGAATTGCTAAAACTTACAGCATTGAAAACGCACTTGAGTTGTCTGGCAATGTTAACGCTAAAAAACTTGCAGCACAGTTGAAAGCAGACAAGCCCTTGACTGGAGGCTTGCGGACTGCTGCTCAATTTGCTGGCAATTTTCCTAAAGCAAGTGTTACGCCAGAAACTTATGGAAGCCCCGGCGTAAGCGCACTTGATGCGGCGATGGCAGCGGGTGGAACATCAATGCTTCCGATTGTTGGCGCTCCCGGCATATTGGCTGCGGGATTGCCGCTTGCTCGGCCAGTAACTCGCTCGGTTGCATTAAGTCGTATGCTTCAAAACAGGCTTGAACGCCCCCCGAGCATTCGCCGTCGTGGCATGACGGGCGCAACATATGGCGCGTTGACCGCGCCTAATAGTCAAGAACAGGAGTAATCACAGATGTCTTTCAATGGCTCGGGTACATTCCTTATCAACACGGCAGGCCAGCCTGTAGTCGCTGGCACCGTCATCTCGTCCACGGCGTTTAACGCCCTGACGGCTGACCTTGCCACCGGCCTCTCG